CCGACACATTGATAAAAACAGGATGTTCTAAAAACTATCCCGGCGTTCAATGGTTTATTTACGAAGACGTTGACGGCAAGCGTTATTCAACAAAAGACCCTAGATCTTGGGAATGCGGTTTTCGTCGTTATATGAATTTAACGATGGAAAAAGAAACGGGGGATAGATTTCATCCCGCCATAGTTAACGTGGATTATAAAGACATGCTGGGCCGTGAAGAGCCTTGGGGCATGATCCATCATAAAACCACCATTGGCCGCGCAGAACGAGAAGGTTGTTGCACCGTAAAAATCTACGGAGATGGGCGGACCGGAGAGGGCGTCTTTACGTTAGGCGTAACAGACATCAAATATTACATACAAGAAGAGCCGCGTTGCCCTAAAAACGCAAATTTAGATTGCATGGGTCACCGTTTTAAAGGACCCACTAACGGCTTCATTTATTATGGGGAAGATGATGAAACCACGGTGACGTGGGAACTAGGTGTATTAGTGTATGCCTCCCACTCCAAATATGGCGAAGACACGCCCATAAAACTCATGCGGGAATACCCGGCGGCGTGGGATAAATGGCAAAAAAGGGTGGATCAATACAATGAGATTTATGAAAAGTCTGGCGTTTATGTTAGATATGAACTGAAAGAACTGTGGCTTTCTCACTATCACAAATTAAAAGACGTAGAGCGCCAAGCTAATCAGCTTCCTGTAGATGTTGTATTAGCCCATGGTACGTCTTATCCAGACACGTGTGGGGCGGCTTATCCTAATAGAAGTTTTAAAAAAGCCCTTCCTCCTGTCTCTATGTCTCGTTGTAATATCTATACAGATTTGCACGAAATCGGACATTCACTGGGCTTGGCCCACGGCCCAGAGAATCAATATAACGAAGCCTCCGGTTATATCTTCCCCGAGTTTGGGCATGGTTGGAATGACATCTGTGGCGTCAACGACGACATAATGTCTTACGGCTGGAGCCGAAACTACCATACGAACTCTAACCTAACGTGTGCCGATATATTTCCGTTAGCGGGTTTAACCGCCGCCGGGTACAGGGATATGACAGACACGGCCTACGCGCTCAACCGGATTAGATATGACGTAGCTCTAATCAACAACGACGAGTTTGAAGAAAAGGGCGTTTTAAGAGAGGTTGAGGTAAAAGCGCGTAGAATTAGGGAAGTAATTATAGATTAACGCCGGTTGCTTGAGGCTACGACTGTCCGTATACTTTCCTATACCGAATTAGGAGAAGTGTGATGGACACTACTAAATGGAAATCCGTGCTACTGCCTCGCGACGTTTATGAAGAGCTTGTAGTGATTGCTCGCGTTGAAGGGCGTACAATTAGTGGACAGCTTCGTTACATTCATGAGGGCTGGAAGATGGCAAATCTGTCAGACGGCGATCAGGAATACATTGCGGAGCAGGTAGATTCATTTAAGAAGGAGAATGGCGTAGACCTTACGTCAAAAAGTTTTTCAATATGAGTCAATTTACAACCATGCAGGCGGAGTTTGATAAGGCGCTCAGAAAGCTTGAAAAAGCCTACGAAAGCGGCGACAGGTTTAATCGATCTGACTTCGACAAACTGCATATGTGGCATGAGTTTCTCAAAACCAAGCTAGACGCGGAGAGAGAAAAAAATGCCCGAGAAGTCGGATAACGTTAACTGCCCTGCCCACTACAACCAAGGTGGGATTGAATGCATTGACGCTATCAAAGCCAGCTTGACCGCCGAGGGGTTTCAGGCCTATCTCAAGGCGTCTTCAATGAAATACCTTTGGCGCTATGAACACAAAGGAAAACCCGTAGAGGATTTGAGGAAAGCAGAATGGTTTCTGGTACGATTGATAAGGGAACTGGAAAGTGGTATTTCGGAATAGCTTCCGATGAAGTGAAGATTGCCATAGAAGCCGCGCATCAAATGGCCGACCGTTTCCAAAAGCCTATTGCAATTCAATCTGACCTGTCTGTTGTCTTCGCAGATAGAGCCGAAAAAGAAGTGCTTGAAATCGTCCGACCGTAGTGTTAATTTGAGGGCGTGACATGTTCTCATGCTTGTCACTCCTAAAGACGTTTGATTAGGGTTAATGTTAGACTCCCAAAGTGAACATGTTTTAACCCGGCCCCGCGCAATGCGGGGCTTTTTTTTGCGCTACCGCTTTTCATATGTTACTTTATCCAACTAATCCAGATGGGGCGCATACGTGGAATTAATCGACGCGATTGATATCAGCACGGTGAAGACTTACAAAAGCGAACGTCGGTGCTACATCGGCGCAAGCAACGTAGGCAACCCGTGCCACGCCTTTCTTCAATACAGCCTGCGCGGCTACCCGCAAACACCCCCACCTCCCGCAGTCATGCGGATCTTCTCACTAGGCCACCAGCTAGAAGAAGTGGTGGTGCATGACATGAAGATGGCGGGCGTGAATGTGGTAGAGGTGGACCCAAAGACCCAGCAACAATGGACGTACACGGCGCTTGGCGGTCACCTACGCGGCCACGCCGACGGCATCATCTACAACGGCGATAGAATTCAGGTGCTTGAAATAAAGTCCATGAACGATAAGAAATGGCGCATGTTCAAGAACCAAGGCATCTTTACCAGCCACCCTATTTACTACGACCAGATGCAACTCCTCATGGGGTTGTCCGACCTCAAATCAGCATGGATGGTGGCGTACAACAAAAACACCTCCGTGTACCACGCACAGAACGTCCCGTTTGACGAACCACGGTTCAAGGACCTGATGCGTAAATCCCTCTCCGTGGTCCGTGGCTCGTCCACTACCCGCATCTCAGATACCCCGGATTGCTTTGAGTGCAGGTACTGTAACTACAAGCCACACTGCTGGCCGAGTGATGAGCAACCCTTGCCACTGGCCGTCGAATGCCGGACCTGTCGTCACGCCAAACCGACAGCGAAACGCAGGTGGTTTTGTACGTTACACAAGTCACGGGCCACGGACCCCTGTTCACAATGGTCAAAGCTACAACCGAAGGAGAACCCCAATGACTAACAAAAAACGCCGCGCCCGTGGCAAAGACGGACGTTTTATCGCGGACAATCCTGAGACAGAAGTGAACGAAGCGTGGGAACAGCCGCAGAACGCTAGCGTGCCCATAACCGCGCCCGCCGCCGCAAAAGGCGACTCATCCAAAAAACTCCACCGCATCGCAGAGCCAGAAAAAAGCCTAATGGGTTGGCAAGGATATTTCGCGTTGTTTGTAATTTTATTAATTATGTCCTTGATAGGATTGACTTAATCAAGTATACCTACCTCCACTCGCATGTGGGGGCAGGCGATTGCAACGGCTTACTTGCAAATTATGCAAAAAAAGAAAATTTAAAAAATATTTTGGCGCGCGCTACCATAAGACAGGGTCATACCAAAACGGTAAACCCGTCTGTGCCGAGTGTGACGCCAAGATTCAAGTCGATTCCGTCTACAAAAGCCCCCGCAACTACCTCTCTTCTCGCTTCCGAGACATGCGGCAACGCGCTAAAAAAAATGGCATAAGCTTCGACGACACCATAGATATCGAATTCCTAATGGGTATGTATAAAGAACAAGAAGGTATGTGCGCCGTGTCCGGCCTGCCTATGACATGGATGCACGAAAAACTAGCATCCAATCACGGCGCACGGCGCGGGACCAATATTTCTATCGATAGAATTGATTCGGATAACGGCTATACGCCCGACAACATCCGATTAGTTTGCGACCGCGTCAACAAAATGAAATCCAATATGACCGACGGCGACCTTTATTTTTGGTGCGCCGTACTCGCAAAAGCCCTCAGAACAAACTAATCCTGCCTCAGCCTGCGCGCCGCCTGTTCTATCAACCTCAACCGCCCCGCATAAAACGATTCGTCTTCTTCCTCAACCTCTGGCTCTTCTACAAGTTTCTCAGCACCATTGAAATCAAGCTCAAGCTCTTCTTCCAAATCATCTAGAACCAAATCGTCCCAATCATCATCCCGGCTCATTATTTTTCCACTCCTCCACGCTAATTACCCAATCCATGGGTATTGCAATCTCTGCGTCACCCTCTTCCACTTCACCCTTTTCATCTAACAAAACGTGCGGACATAGCAAAATACGCCGCTCATCCTGATGAAGTATCACGCCCATAGACATCACCGACGCCTCTTTGGTTTCCTTCATCTCCTCAACCGAACGCCAACCACTACGCGTCCCGCCACACGCGTCCTTCCACCTCACTAAAAAAATTCTTGGCTTCATCTTGCTATCCCTTTGATATAAAAAATAGAATTCAGTAAAGGGTTGAAATCCACACTTCTATCACTTCTGTTTGTATTGAAGTAGACTACTACAGTCCGCCGGGAGAGTCAGATATGGGATTGGCAATTGATTCAGAAAAAAGAGTAGACGCCGCCAAACTGTTGGAAAACAGCGACGACTTCCGCGATTTTGTAGCCAATACCCTCGAAAACAATATCTGGCTGGGGGACGAACAAAGCAAACACATGATGGAAACCCTGATGGCCGACGACGAACAAGAGTTTGTGCTGGCCCTGTGCCAAATCGGCTTCATCGTCTACACCGACTACCTCATCGAAACCCGCGACCAATACAAGCATAAAAACTTTCACTGATGAGACACTGCTACGTCTGCAACCGTTGCGGGGTGCCCATAACCAACGCCCTCTGCGACCAGTGCCACAAAGACCGCAAAGAAAAACCCATCAAAATGGAAATAGCTGAACACTTCGTCGCCCTCTTCGTCATGTCCGTACTCACCGCCTACGTTTATTTTTTTCTGTAAGTGCCCACTTGACGGGGTATCGCATACATGAGACTCTCAAAAAATATTAACTTTTAGAGGACTTAGCATCATGAGCGACCGAATAGAAGAACTTCTCGTCGGGGCGGCGAAAGTCATGGCAGGGATACTCATTATCCTTACAGCATCATGCACCATCGTTACCTCACACGACCCGCAATGGGAATGGCCCCGAGACTTGGAGCAGGGGGAATAGACCACGGGCCACGGGTCTTAATTTCGCTATCTATATAGTGTTTTCCCAGAGAAATAAAAAAATAAAAAATAAATTCTAAATAGCCGTTACCGGCGTTACCGCGTTACCTTGCCCTGAAAGCCGCATAAACACTGGGTTTTGTCGTAACACGTGGGTAACGTGGGTATACAGCACTTATGTTCAAGCTTGTTAATCAAGCTATTGCTATTAAGGGTTTTGAGATTCAAAAAAAATATTTTTATTTTTCTGGAAAATATATATATAGGGAGCCAAATTAAGGTATGGTTAGCCGGACTTACTCATATACCGAGGTACTTTTGTGACTAAGAAAGCCAAGCGGTACGCCAAGGTGTTGGACACTAAGGCGGCGGCACTCCCTGAAGCAAAACGACAGCAAACCAACCGTCCGCCACTGGCACAAAAGCGTTTGACCAGAAGGCAGGAGCTTTTTGTCCGCGAACTTGTGTCCAAGGATGGCCAGATCACCATGCGGGAAGCGGCGATCAACGCAGGCTATCCTGAACGGTCTGCCCATGTCAGGGCCTCTGAACTCACCAATCCCCGAATTCACCCCCATGTCTGCCGCGCGATCCGTGAATACAGGCAGGAGCTTGACGAAAAGTATGGCGTGGAATACCAGAGGCATCTCAGGGACCTCCAGATCATCCGTGACGCGGCGTTAGAGAATGGTGCATACAGTGCCGCAGTGCAGGCGGAATATCGCCGTGGTCAGGCGCAGGGGGACATCTACGTCAACAAAACGGAGATACGTCACGGCACCATAGATCAAATGAGCAAAGAAGAGGTCATGAAGGCCTTGAACGAACTCAAGCAGACATACGCCCCGTTGACACATGATGCGGGAGCCGAGGACGGTGGGAACAGAAAGCGGGCGCGTGAGCGCCTTTCGGAAGAGGTGCAAGATGTTCCTGATTAATTGGTGGGGTAAATGTTGGTATGGCGAATCTGAGTGGAAGCGTAGGAAAGCGGGCCTTTCAGGGATATCAGAGCAATGGAAGGAGCCTTACTTTTCACACCCTTTAGATAAGATGGCGTGGGAATTGAGAAAAAACCGGTTTAAAACTAATGGACATATTGGAAACAAAGGCGAAGCCGAAGAAACAGCGTGAAGCCAGCTTTTGGCAATCGTTAAAGAAGGCCATTCGGGACAACTGCCCGGATTGGTCTGCCACGCGGTTGGAGTCTAGGGCCACGTTGGGTGTGCCGGATGTCCTGATCATGGACGGCAAGGGCGATTGGCATATGGTGGAGTTGAAGACCACGCAG